CATGATGAATTTCAGATAGAAGTACCAGAGAATTTTGCCAATGTTGTAGGCAAAGCAGCAGTAAGAGCCATTAGAGATGCAGGAACGGAACTAAACCTGCGATGCCCACTCGATGGCGAATATAAAATAGGAAATAACTGGGCAGAGACGCACTAATGTGCTATACTAACCGTAGATCAGTTGTGATCTAAAACAACCAAAAGGTAATTATTATGACAGAAGCAAAACCAGTAACAATCAACGCAGACATCATGTGGGCCAGCCTTAACGAGCCTAACCGTATGTCTGGTAAGTTCCAAGTAGACCTGACTCAGCTATCTAAAGCGGCTATGGAAGCTCTTGAGATGATGGGGCTAGGAGTACGTAACAAGGAAGGCCAAGGTGACTTTATCACTGCTAAGTCTAACAATCCTATCCGCGCTTACGACACTGACGGCAACGAGATCAAAGGTATCCTCATTGGCAACGGCTCTAAAGCCAAAGCTGTGGTCGGCTACTACGATTGGAAATCACCCGCTGGTCAGGCTGGTCGTAGCCCTTCTCTAATGAAGCTAGTAGTCACTGACCTCATTGCCTATAACGGCGGTGCTGAAGTAACTGAAGTGGCTATGGACGAAGCATTGTGATCTTAATTGATGCAGACATATTGGTCTATCGCATAGGTTGGTCATGTAACAACGAATCAGAGAAAACTGCCGTCAGCACTATTGACGGCTTTATCTCTGACATCCTGTTGCAACTCAACGTAGACGAAGAAACAGACTACTATGTTCTGTATCTCACTGGCAAAGGAAACTTCCGCAAGGAATATGCCGTCACTGCTGAGTACAAAGGAAACCGCAAGGATAAGGAAAAGCCAGTACACATCCAAGCACTGCGTCAACACCTTATCGACAAGTGGGCTGCTGTAGTTACTGAAGGAGAAGAGGCAGATGATGCCATAGCTATAGCAGGAACCACACACGGTGATAAAGCCATCATGGTCTCTTTAGACAAGGACTTTGATCAGATTCCAGGTTGGCATTATAACTTTGTTAAAAAACGAAAGTACTATGTTAAGCCAGAGGAAGGCTTACGCTTTTTCTATCGACAGATACTAATGGGTGACAGAATTGACAACATCATAGGCATCCACGGTATTGGCGAGAAGAAGTCAGAGAAGATTCTAAAGGACTGCGTTACTGAGCAGGAACTCTACGACAAGTGTGTAGAGATGTACGATGGCGACGAAGACAGGGTGATAGAGAACGGTAGGATGCTCTGGCTGCGTAGACACGAAGGTGAGATATGGAGCTTCAATGAAACCACGGAATAACGGAAGATGGACAGAAGCACGCTTTCGCTCCTTTATCGTTTCAGCACTCCGACAGGCACATGCCAAATGGGGTGTTAAGCACGATGTTAAAGCAGCGGCTAGGGTGGCCAGAGGGATGTACAAGTGTGCCAAATGTGGCAAAGGCTCCTCAGCTACCTTACCACCGCTAGAAGGAAAGAAGCGTAGACGCAACAACGCAGCAGTAGATCATATAGACCCAGTAGTAGACCCAGCAGTAGGCTTTATAGATTGGAACACCTACATAGACAGAATGTTCATCGAAGCTGAAGGGTATCAAGTACTGTGTCACAAGTGTCATACTGCTAAGACTAACGCAGAACGCAAGAGGCGTAAGAAATGACGCAGATGAGAGAAACACCGCAAGACAGAGTTAGAGAAGAAAAACTTTTGCGTATAATGTCTGAACATTTAGGTTGTCATTACTGGCAAAACCCTAACACTGTTAAGTACAGACTAGACGGCTGGTTTTTTAAACCTAATTTTGAAGGTTCTAATAAAGGAGATATGGTAGGCTGGGCAGAATGTAAGTGGTACGGAGATGGTAAGTCTGCTTTCTGTGCGCTAAACGTACCTAAGTATATGGAGATTATAAACCTTAGCGAATTAACAGGACTACCTAGTTACTTTATATTCAGAGAGCAAGGCAAGTGGGGATACATTGTCTTACACGATGGTTCTAACAAATCAGCTACGTTTTCTGTTGTACAGACTGGAGGAACGCCAAAAGGCAGGACACCTAACCCAGACGATATTGAACCGTTGATTAAGTTTGATAAAGCCTGTATACAATGGCAAGAAGCTGGAGATCAATAATGACTAAGCATCTAGTAATACCAGACACACAGGTAAAACCAGAGCATTCTGTTAAGCACTTACGCTGGGCTGGTAAGTACGCAGCAGAGAAAAAGCCAGACGTTATCATCCACATTGGCGACCACTGGGACATGCCTAGCCTAAGCAGCTATGATGTAGGCAAGCGCAGCTTTGAAGGTAGACGCTACACTAAGGACATTGACGCTGGTATCGAAGGCATGGAAGCATTCCTGGAGCCTATCAAGGCAGAGCAGAACCGCCTGAAGCGCAACAAAGATAAGCAGTGGCGACCACGTATGGTGTTTACTCTAGGCAATCACGAGAACCGTATTGAACGTGCTATAGAGTCTGATCCAAAGATAGACGGTTTAATCAGCTACAGGGATTTTCAGCTAGAAGAGATGGGCTGGGAAGTGTATCCATTTCTACAACCTGTCATCATTGACGACATAGCCTACTGTCACTACTTCACCAGTGGTGTGATGGGTAGACCTGTCAGCAGTGCTAAACTAATGCTGGCTAAGAAGTACATGTCGTGTATAATGGGTCACGTACAAGACAGAGACATCGCTTATGCACGTAAAGCAGACGGTACAAACATCATAGGCTTGTTCTCAGGAATCTACTACCAACACGATGAAGACTACCTAACACCACAAACCAACGGAAGCTGGTCAGGTATCTGGTTGTTGAACGAAGTAGCTAACGGCGGCTGTGACGAACTTCCAGTCAGCATAAACTATTTAAGAGAGAAGTACGGAGACTGAAATGGCTCTCACCTATTACGACTTACTAGAGAAGATGGCGCTGCTAGACGAGCTAACAATCATAGAGATATTGAACATAAGCTCAGAAGATTTAGTGAACAAGTTTAGCAACCGCATCAACGATAGACTAGAAGAACTATCAGAGGATTTTAAACATGAGTATTAATGAAGCGACACGATTCGACTGGGACAGAGCTACAGCCAAGACAGGACTAGAGCCTTGGATGAGAGCAGCAGAGGAAGAGAACTCAGAGCTTTGGGAAGATGAGTCTCTGGAGGAAGTAATTGCTCGACAAGACGAGGAAGAAGCAGCAGAGGATGTAGTCAACAACCCAGACCACTACAACACAGGCAACATAGAGTGTATTGATGCAATAGAGGAGTCCATGTCCAGTGTTGCATTCAAAGGCTATCTCAAGGGCAACTGCCTGAAGTATCTGTGGCGCTATGACTACAAAGGTAAGCAGGTAGAAGACCTACAGAAAGCTGGTTGGTACTTAAACAAACTAACAGAGATGGTAACAGAGGAGAATAACTAATGGATCAGTATCAACAGTTTATACACAAGAGCCGCTACGCACGATGGATACCAGACGAAGGCAGACGAGAGACATGGCATGAGACAGTCAACAGATACGTAGACTTCTGGAAGGATCGTGGACAGATAGACGAGACAGTAGCTTTAAAGATGTTCAACGCTATCCACAACATGGAAGTAATGCCTAGTATGCGCTGCATGATGACAGCAGGTGTTGCGTTAGACAAAGACAACGTAGCTGGGTTCAACTGTAGCTACCTGGCCATTGACTCACCACGTAGCTTTGACGAGCTGATGTATGTGCTTATGTGTGGTACAGGTGTAGGGTTCAGTGTTGAGCGTAACTTCATTAACAAGCTGCCAGAGATTGCAGAAACATTCCACAAGACAGACAGCGTTATTGTTGTTAGTGATAGTAAGATTGGTTGGGCTTCAGCGTTCCGTGAGCTTATCGCTATGCTGTACGCAGGCAAGATACCACAGTGGGACGCTAGTAGAGTTCGTGGTGCTGGCGAACGTCTAAAGACCTTTGGTGGTAGAGCCAGTGGCCCAGACCCTTTGATAGACCTGTTTAACTTCTGTATTGAGGTGTTTCAGAAAGCTAGAGGCCGTAAGCTGACATCTATTGAGTGTCACGACATAGTGTGTAAGATTGCTGACATTGTTGTTGTCGGTGGTGTGCGTAGATCAGCCCTAATCAGCCTGTCTAACCTATCAGACCAACGCATGGCAAAGGCTAAGTCAGGTGACTGGTGGCGACATGAGGGTCAACGAGCATTGGCTAACAACAGCGTAGCGTACACTGAGAAGCCAGACTTTGAGTCCTTCTTAGGTGAGATGCAGAACATGTACGAGTCTAAGGCTGGAGAGCGTGGTATCTTTAGTCGTGTAGCAGCACAGAAGATAGCAGCACGTAATGGACGTAGAGACGCTGACCAGGACTTCGGCACTAACCCATGCTCTGAGATTATTCTACGCAGTAATCAGTTCTGTAACCTGTCAGAGATTGTAGTACGTGAAGATGACACACTAGATAGTCTCAAGAAGAAGGCAGAGATGGCAGCGATCATTGGTACGCTACAGGCTACACTAACAGACTTCCGTTACCTACGTAGCTGTTGGAAGCGTAACACAGAGGAAGAGGCGCTGCTGGGCGTTAGTATGACAGGTATTATGGATCACTACCTGTTGAGCAAAGGAGAGTCTAAAGACTTGGAGAAGTGGCTTGAACAAGTACGTGACGTTACTGTTAAGACTAATAAGAAATGGTCTGAGAAACTTGGCATTAATCAGTCTGCTGCTATTACGTGTGTTAAGCCGTCTGGTACTGTGTCTCAGCTTGTTGACTCTGCTAGTGGTATCCATCCTCGCTTCTCTAAGCATTACATTAGACGGGTACGTAGCGACAAGAAAGACCCACTGGCAGTCTTCATGGAGCAAAGCGGATTCCCAGTAGAGCAGGATGTTATGTCACCATCCTCTGCTGTCTTTAGCTTCCCTGTCAAAGCACCTGATACGTCAGTGACAGTCAAGCAAGTAGGAGCTATGCAGCAGCTAGAACTTTGGAAGGCATACCAGAACCACTGGTGCGAGCATAAGCCCAGTATCACTGTTTACTATACAGATAATGAGTTCCTGCAAGTAGCACAGTGGATATGGGAGAACTTTGACTTGTGTAGTGGTATTAGTTTGTTGCCGTATAGTGATCATGTATATCAACAAGCTCCGTATGAAGAGATAGACGAAGAT